AATCGCTCTAAGCGACAACGTTTCTTATCCATGGTTTGCACCAGCTGGTGTACGTCGTGGCGGTGTAACCAATGCGGCATCCGTTGGATATGTCGATGGACAAACAGGAGAATTCCAAACTGTTGCATTGAACTTGGGTCAACGCGATACACTAGCTGGAATCCATGTAAATCCAATTACATATCTAGCAGGTACTGGTCTAGTTGTATACGGACAAAAAACACGTCAATTGGTCGCAAGCAGTTTAGATCGTATCAACGTAGCACGTCTAGTGATTTATCTACGTTATCAGTTGAATCAAATTGCTAAACCATATATATTTGAACCCAACGATACTATCACACGTAATCAGATCAAACAACAAATTGAAAAAATGTTGTTAGAATTAACAGCTCAACGTGCATTGTATGACTTCTTAGTTGTATGTGATTCATCAAACAATACACCTGCACGTATAGATCGTTCAGAACTATGGGTTGATATTGCGATTGAACCAGTTAAGGCAGTGGAGTTTATCTATATTCCAATGCGTTTAGAAAATACTGGCGCAATCAAAGGCCTTGGCAAATAATTAGGAGAACATTATGGCAATAGCAGCCTTATCGAATTTTACAGTACCATTAGCATCGGATCAATCAGCAAGCTCACAAGGCTTGTTGATGCCAAAATTAAAATATCGTTTTAGAATTACATTTGAAAATTTTGGGTCAGGCAATAGTACTACTGAGCTAACAAAACAAGTGGCCGAGGCAGCTCGTCCAAGTGTTAAATTTGCAGATCAAAAGATTGAAATCTATAATAGTGTTATACACTATGCAGGAAAACCAGCATGGGATCCTATTGCAGTTAAACTACGTGATGATGTTACAAATGCTGTGACTATCCTAGTAGGCGAGCAAAATCAAAAGCAATTTGACTTCTTTGAACAAAGTTCAGCCGCAAGCGCAGGTGACTACAAGTTTACTATGCGTATTGAAATGTTAGACGGTGGTAACGGATCAGGCACACCAACTGTTTTAGAATCATGGATGTGTTATGGTTGCTATCTTGTAAGCACAAACTATACAGATTTGAAGTACAGTGATCAAGGTCCTGCTATGATTGATCTAAGTATCCAGTTTGATAACGCTGTGCAAATCAGTCCAACAAACGCACTAGGCGCCGCAACAGCAATACAAAAATTCCCAGGTGGAACAAGCGTATTAGGTTCTTAATAATATAAACCCACTTAGGTGGGTTTTATTATAGGCGTTCAATAAGTGCGTAGTTTATTATTTCGATAAATACTGTATGGCATTCACACCTAATAATTATCTTGTACAAGACCCTGGAACTATTCTAAGGGATCAGCGTCACGCGGCTGATTTATTCAACGTCGATCAGTTTAGACTAGCCCCTAAACATAAATTTTTATTCCACGTGGCGTTTGGTATTAATACTCAAGCATTGCGAGATCCGTCTATAGCTTCCACATATGGTAAAGAAATTAATATGCTGGTTAAAACTGTTGACTTACCTAATTACTCCATATCTACAGAAATGATTAATCAGTACAACAGAAAAAAAGTTGTACAATATCAACACAAGCCTGGAGAGATTGCGATCAAATTTCATGACGACAATATGGGTCTTATTAATCAGATGTGGCAAAATTACTATGCCTACTATTATGCAGACTCAATTACAGCCAATATTCCTGGAGCCTATGCAAGAAATGCAACTAAGGCATTCAGTACAATCCCAGCAAATTATGGATACGATGCAGGAAGTACTGTGCCATTTTTTAATTACATCAAAATCTATCAAATGGCACGACATGAGTATGTAGGCTATACATTAGTCAATCCTATCATAACCAGCTGGAATCATAACAAATTAAGTTACAGCGATGCTGGTGTAAATGACTTTGATATGAAAGTTCAGTGCGAAGCAATAAGCTACAGTTTAGGTAAAGTAGAAGCAGACAACCCTGAAGGGTTTGGCGTAGTACATTATGATTCTGTTCCTAGTCCATTACAATCATCTGTTGGAACAAATCTCGACGCAGGCGGCCCAAGTTTTGTCAATAGCACAACTGCAATTACTGCTCCAGGTGCATTGTCTGCGGCTTTGGCACAAGTTAACACATATCAAAATAGTCAAGAATCTTCCTCACCTATAAACACTTTAGGCAAGATTGGTGCAATAGGTGTTGGAGTTGGTTTGGCAGCTGGTGTAATTGGCATTGGATCAAATTTATTAGATAAATTTAGTAGCTCTTCTGGCGGTCTCAGTGATATTAAATTTCCAGATCTTGGTATTGGCCCTGCTATCAACACAGCAGTTGATGCTGTATCGGATGCGGCTTCAAGTGTAGGAAATGCAATTTCAGGATTATTTTCATAATGTCAGCTAGCAATTTACCAATCACACAATTAACTAATGCACAGCTTGTTAAAACATTTTTTAACAATCTGTCTAAAACTCCTATGAGTTTTCCTGCCGGGCAAATTGAAGCAGTTGTGGCATTCTTCATCAAACGAGGCTTTGACAAAACCGGTGCAAATAGTGTCGCTATTGTATTATTAACTCAGGCTAGAACAGAAAATGTCAACGTGTTTACTTTGTTAGACACATTAAAAGGGTTAACCGATGTGCAACTTAGTCAAGTTGTAGCACAGGTATTAAATGCCAGTAGAGATAGAACAAGTTTGTTAGGTTACAGATCTGCACCTGTGACCAATACTTACGAAGCACGTAATATTTTAATCTAACATGGCTACTAAGTTTGCCCGCGGTAAATTTATGATGAAACACCCCGAAAAGTATGTGGGCACTAAAGTTCCTACCTATCGATCAAGCTGGGAGTGGACATTTATGAATTTTTGTGATAACAACAAATCAGTAGTAAAATGGGCCAGCGAAGCAATACAAATCCCCTATAGAGATCCACTGACTGAACGCCAAACAGTTTATGTGCCAGATTTTTTTATTCAATACGTAGATAAAAATAACAGGGTGCTAACCGAGCTGATTGAAATCAAACCAGCTAGTCAAACCATACTGGAACGTGTGGGAAAGAACAAATACAATCAAGCACAGTATGTAAAAAACCAAGCCAAATGGACTGCGGCTAACCATTGGTGCCGACAACAGGGTATTCGATTTAGAATACTAAATGAAAATGATATATTCAGTCAGACTTGAGCATAAGTAATTGTATGACTAAAAAACTTGAAGAACTATTAAATCTTCCTGAAAGTAAGAAAATTATCAAGCAGGAAGAAAAAGAGCAACGCAAAGCTGAAGTTGCCGCTCCTTTTATCCGCAATATTGATGAGTTTGATAAAATATCGGCTGCCTTGCCGCAAGTAAAAGGCTTGGGCGATGCTGGCGATCAAGAGTTAGATGAGCTGGCACAAAAGGCCAAAGATGCGTATGAAGATATTATGGATCTAGGAATGAATGTGGAAGCACGTTATAGTGGACGCTTATTTGAAGTAGCCGCTAGTATGTTAGGGCATGCTATTCAAGCCAAAACCGCCAAGTTAGATAAAAAGTTAAAAATGATTGATCTTCAGTTAAAAAAGCAAAAACTGGATCAAGATGCCAATAATTCAGACGACGGAGTTACACTACAAGGGGACGGTGTAATCATTACAGATCGCAATAGTCTATTAGAAAAACTCAAGCAAATGAAATAAATACAATACTGGAATATGCATATGAAATCATTCAAAGAATACCTGACAGAAAGCAAAAAGATTTACGAATTCAAAGTAAAAATTGCGGCCGAGTGCCCAAAAGATACTGTAGCAAAGATTAAAGCCGCACTAGGCGAATTTCACGTAAGCTCTGTTAGTGCAGGTAAAAGCGTACCTATCCAAGAACGCCACAGCGAATTTCCAGAACACAAAAACATCAACATGACTGTGTTTGATGTTACTACAGATTATCCAGCAACAAATAAACAAATTCAAGATAAACTAGCCGCAGTGCTATCTTTGACACATACAAGTGTTAAAGTTAAGAATCTAGCAGAAGAAAAAGAAGACGAAATTAATCATCAGTATGACAAGCGAACTGGCAAAGCTATTGTAGGCACAATACAAGATCCTAGCGACAACAGTCACTTAGTTGGTGAAAAATATATGATGGATTTCTTAAAAGAATTAAATCAAGAAAAACATACCGGTACTCAATATACAGGTGTCAACGATGAAATTTTAGCCAAGGGCGATCCTAGGCACGACAAAGAAACTCCTGGTAAACAAGTAGAAATAAAAACTAAAGTTAGTAATCTGTTTAACAAACAAATTAAAGTGCCAGGATTCAAAGGACTAGGAAAATGAATTTACAAGAATTAGTAACTAAATTACGAAGAATCGACGAGGGCAAACCAGTCGCTCCAGTACACACCGATGGTCCAGCAGACGGCGAAGGCATCATTATTGGCAGTCCTATGGGCGGAATGCTTGGAGGTATGGGTCAAAGCACACCTCCTAAACAACAAGATAATGTTGACATGAATATTACACTTCATGGCACAGGCGCCGGCGGTGTTCGTGATCTAATGAACATTCTACATAATATTGAAACAGGTAATACTGGCTCACACGATCACGATGGGCACGATCATCAAGAACCAATCATGGGAGACATGGTAAGAGCCATGGCTGACGAACAAATAGCACCTCCAGACCAAGATTTAGAAGAAGTATTAGACGATGACAGTCAAACATGGGGAAATAGTGCGCATGGCGACAGCGGACATCATGTTCACGGAATTGACAGTGTTACCATGCATGGCGATGATATGAACAGTAAAGGTGGTCCAGAGCCTACCAAGAAACAAGGCGGCGGCAATCCTTACAACACAAAAATTAAACACACAAATGAAAGTCTAGTAAATCGTTTGAGTCAAATGTATCAAGCAATTAAAGAAGAGCGTACAGAAGAAAAAGATGCTAATGGTAAAGTTGTTAAGTGGAAAGAAGAAACTCCATGGCGCAAGGCCCAAGATAAAAATGGCCGGGGTAAAGTAACTAACATGAGTGACAAAGCTCGTCGTGAAAGTGAAAAAATGTCTAAGAAAGATGTAAAAGAAAATGCTCATCACGATGACGACGAAGAGAAAAAAATTCGACACCTAATGCGAAAATACGGTTGGAGCCATCAAGAAGCGTTAGAGTATTATCACTATGAAGAACATGATCCTAAAGATTATGAAGACATGGAAGAATCTGCCAAATGGCGTGATCCTAAGTACAAAGGCCAATTGTTTACTCAAAAGAAAGGTGATAGTGACGATTACGATAGCATAGATTACGGATACGGTATAAAAGAAAGACCTAAAAAAGATCCTGGACAAAAACGCTCTACATTTGACAGAGATACAGTTTGGACTGATCCATTGGATACTAGAAGTAATTTACCTAAACATCACAACGATCCCGAAAACTGGGGATACGGTAGTATCTCTAGCAAAGGCAGCTCAAAAGGAAAACTTACGGCTGATAGAAGAAACCGTATGAAAAATGATATTCAATCAAGTTTAGGACAACACCATACTCCAACCTTACCAGAACAAATGAATGAAAGTAAAGAATTAAATGCTATGCTAGCATTAAACAAAAGATTAAACGGTTAAGTTTCGTCGCAGTTAGCACCCTGTCCAAGGTGCCAAATAGACCCTAAGGGGTCTATTTTTTTGATTAAATAAACATATGGCAAAATCACTAGACGGCGTCTTAACTAAAAAAGCGCACACTAAAGAAAAGTTCACAGAAGAACAAGTTGAACACTTGATGAAGTGTGCCGACCCTCAGACTGGCTATTTACATTTTGCCAAAAACTTTTTTCATATTCAGCATCCGGTAAAGGGCAAGGTAAAATTTGAACCTTTTGAATACCAAGAGAGATTGCTTGCCGCTTATCACGATTATAGGTTTAACATCAACATGCTACCGCGTCAAAGTGGTAAGACCACTTGTGCGTCAAGTTATCTATTATGGTATGCCATGTTTCACCCAGATCAAACTATTCTAGTGGCCGCCCACAAGTATACAGGCAGTCAGGAAATTATGCAACGTATTCGTTACGGATACGAACTGTGTGAAGACTATGTTCGCGCAGGTGTGGTAAATTATAATAAAGGGAGTATTGAATTTGAAAACGGATCAAGAATTGTTTCAGCTACTACTACTGGCAATACCGGTCGTGGTATGTCCATATCCTTACTTTATTGCGATGAGTTTGCGTTTGTTCAACCCAATATTGCAACTGAATTTTGGACCTCAATTTCACCAACCCTGGCAACAGGTGGACGGGCAATCATTACATCAACTCCAAACAGCGACGAAGATGAATTCGCAATAATCTGGAAAGACAGCCAAGACAAGTTTGACGAATTTGGCAACACTAAAGAAGACGGCACAGGTCGTAACGGCTTCCATGGATTCCGTGCCGAGTGGCACGAACATCCGGATCGTGATGAAAACTGGAAGAAAACTGAGATGGGTCGTATCGGCGAAGAACGTTTCCGTCGTGAATACGGTTGTGAGTTCTTGGTTTTTGACGAAACACTAATCAGCAGTCTTAAACTGGCAGAAATGAATGGTCGAGAACCTGCATTTAAGATGGGGCAAGTGCGCTGGTGGAAAAAACCCACTCCCGGACATGTATACCTTGTAGCACTAGATCCTAGTTTAGGAACCGGCGGGGACTATGGCGCAATTGAAGTATTCCAGATGCCTGAGATGGTACAAATAGCTGAATGGCAACATAATATAACACCTGTACAGGGACAGGTAAAGATTTTTAGAGATATAATAAAATATATTGCTGAAGAAATTGGAGGAGAATCTTACAATCAAATATACTACAGCGTGGAAAATAACACGGTGGGAGAAAGTGCTCTTGTAGTTATTGATAATCTAGGAGAAGAGACTTTTCCAGGAGTTTTCCTCAGCGAGCCACTACGCAAAGGGCATGTTCGTAAATTCCGTAAAGGTTTTAACACAACTTTTGGTAACAAAATCAGTACATGCGCCAAAGTAAAATACCTAATAGAAGAAGAAAAATTAACCCTAAATAGTCGCCCGTTGATCAGCGAACTTAAAACATTTATAGCCGCTGGAACTAGTTTTAAGGCCAAGGAAGGCCAGCACGATGACCTAGTTTCTGCACTGTTGTTGATAGTACGTATGAGTTTATTACTAGCAGAATGGGATCCGCAAGTATTTGAGCTCATGCGTGTGGTCAGCGAATTAGACGAGGACACCAGTTGGGAGCCGCCGCTACCCATATTCGTTTCCTCAGGTATGTGATAAATATAACATGAACACGAATTTAGATAAAATTGCATTGGATCTGTATGGCAAAATACAAACACGATTTTCTGACATTAAAATCGGGGATCAGCATGCTGATGTTTTAAGCAAAAAAGAAGATATTCCCAAGGCTCGTTTCTTTGAATTTGAATATCTCGACAGTGGGAAAAAACTAGGAACCATAACAATTACGCTCGACGATGATGACGGTGTAGTTGTGCAAACTAGCGGCGACCTAGCCAATAAACAGCATGAAGGTGCATTTAGATTTATTCGCGGATTGAGATCATTTGCTAAAGATAGATTATTAAATTTTGATATTCAAAACATGGGCAAAAATAATTTAGATAAACGCGATTACGAATTTCAATCAAAAAGTAAAGAACAAGAACCGATGGAACCAATTATGGAAAGTAAATTATACGGCACAACAAGAATGAGCTATCAGGATCTAGGTGAGGCTAGACTAGTTGTTAAACATAGTCAACCTATCAATACAGAACTAGCCGCTGGCCGCACTATGCATATAGAAAGTATCTATATTGAAAATGCCCAAGGTGAACGTTTCCGCTATCCATATAAACATCTTAATGGTGCTCGTGCGTTGGCAGAGCATATCAAGGCTGGCGGCAATCCGTATGATACCATTGGTCAACATATTAGCGGTCTAAGCGAAGAACTAGCACAACTGCGTAAATTCAAAAACTATGTAGGTCGTAATAACACACTATCAGAAGCTATGGATGACATCAATGGTCGTGTGAACGAACGAATAGAAGCTGTAAAAAAAGAAGTACAAAGTCTGCAACGTCCTACATATTACAAGGCATTTGCAGAAAGTTTTGAAGCAAATGAGTCACAGGACATCCCAGAAGAAATCTTAAATGACTGGATTGATCGTTTAACAATTCGTACATTTAATGAAGAATTAAAAACAGCTTTCCCTTATATCTATCGACTAGTTGGAGAAAATATTCCAACTAAAGAGTTGGGACCAGAAGATATTTTAGATGAGGGTAGATTCCATCATCAAGTAATTAAGTTTGCACATCATTATATGAAACATCATGATATAGATGCACTAGCTAGCGAAGATGTTGATATTATTGCTACTGAACTTAAATTACCAATGCATATAGTTATTGCTGAATTAGAACTTGCAGGAATCGCTCCACAAGATGATATGGATGAAACTAGTGACAACCTTGGGACCGGCGGCGGCAACATACATAACGGCTACCGCGGCGATTCAGTTGCCGCAAAGGTACGTCATCATTTGGAAGCAGGCGAAGAGTACAAAGATGCACTTGCAGAAGTTAGAGCAGAAACAGGATTACATAGAGCCGCAATTGACAAACTATATCGTGAGCATTACGGAGATCCTGCAAATGTTGTCTCTAATGATCCAGAAGAACAGTTTGAAAGTTTCTTAGACCGTATCGTTAACGAAGATGGTGAAGACGACGAAGGAAAAAACGAACTGTTTAGTAAAGATCAAGCTCGTCAATCAGAAGCTTTGAATAAACTTAAAGAACTAATAAGCACTGGATTAAAGCCAGGTGTTGACGGTGTCAATGCTGTGTTAAGTCTAAAAGGTATTATAGATAGTCAAGTGTTTACAGATGAGTATTTAGAAGGTTTATCAGACGAAGATGATGTAGGAACTGCAATTAAATTGTACTTACAAGATTTGTCGTCTGGAAAAATAAGTGAACCAGATATTCCTAAAGCAAAAGATATTGCACAACAAATTATAGCAACTAAGGCCTTAAACACACCGTCTGATACACCAGTTGGTGGAGAAGAAGCACCAGCAAGCGGAGCGGCAGGCGCGACTCCTCCAGCACCCGCACCTGGAGCAGAAGCAACTCCTCCAGCACCCGCACCTGGAGCAGAAGCAACAGCAGGAGCACCACCAGCACCCGCACCTGGAGCAGAAGCGGCAGCAGGAGCACCAGGCGCACCACCTGTGGCAGAAAGTATAAGTGGATCACATCCTAAGGCTAGACTAATTAAGGCAATACATACAGCTAAAAAACATGGCGCAAAATTAGATACTACTTTAGATTTTGGCCATAAAGAAATGACACTACATGATTGCATACACGGGTGCGGTATGGAGCCAAAAGATTTTGGATTTGATCAAGACGACAGCGAAGATGGTGTACATCAAATGCTTAAGAGTATAAGTGGGTTTTGGAATAAAGAAGCTAAAAATTTTACTATTGGCGGAACTCGCGCAAAAACTAAAGTTGTTAAAGATTTTAAGAACGGCGAGTTTAGTAACGCTACCGAAGAAGACTTGCGTCATGTGTTACACATGATTGATAAGATGGATCCAAGTCATGACGGTAATGATGAATTAGGTCATATCCGTCATTTATCTGGTATGAATCAAGAACATCCACGCGATGCGGCAATGAATCACCAGATGTCAGAATTAGAGACAATGGATCAGCAACCACAAACTCATATGCAAGAATCTATGGATGAACTAAGTAGCTGGTTAAAAATTGCAGGTTTAAGAAAGTAAGGATTAATTATGAAAAAAATTACAGAACAAGAACTAGTTGAACGTGCCATGCGTTTGAAAGAAAGATTAGCAGAATCTGAACAACAGACAGCTGAAGGCGTATTTGGAGATATTGCTGGTGCGGCCAAATCTGCGTGGAACGGCCTTACAGGTGGTACTCCAGCAGGAACAAATCCAGCACCAGCAGGAACAACTGCTCCTAAACCAGCGGCTAAATCAGATCCAGCTGTTATGAAACTTCAACAAGATTTGATCGCCAAGGGCGCAAAAATTAAAGCTGATGGTATTATGGGACCAGCTACCCAAGCGGCACAAAAACAATTTGGCGGCGCGGCACCTACAGCACCCGCAGAAACAACTCCTCCAACTGCACCTACACCTCCAACTGCACCAACTGCACCTACAGCACCGGCGGCCCCTGCACCAGGCGCCAATGGACAAACTGTAACTATTAACGGCAAACAAGTTGATCCTAATAGTCCTGAAGGCAAGGCAGTTATGGCACAAGCAGGTCAAGCAGGGGATATGGCAAAACAGATGGGCGCACAAGCGCAACAAATGGGTGCGGCGGTAACTGGTGCGGCACCTGCGGCAGGCACAACTGCTCCAGCAACTGCTCCGGCAACTGCTCCAGCGGCAACTGCTCCGGCAACTGCTCCAGCGGCAACTGCTCCAGCGGCATCAGCTCCAGCGGCATCAGCTCCAGCGGCATCAGCTCCTAGACAACCAGGAGTT